TCTGAGGTCGCATCCCCACAAGGTATGGCGGGATCTGACGCTCAGTGTGATGCCTGATGTGTGATGCGCAAGCGACCCACCCCGATGAGCGATGAGGAGCGGGCGCGGGTCTGGGCGTTGGCCGCCGACGGTGTGGCCTACAAGGACATTGCGAGCGAACTCCAGCGGCCGCAGGGGACCATCAACAAAGTCATCAGTGACGGCATCCTAGCCGGCAAGGTGAGCCGCCGCAACGGCCGCTGGGATGAACGTAAGGCGGCGATCACCTGCCCGCGCTGCGGCTTCACGTCCTACCACCCAAAGGACATTGCGGAGGGCTATTGCGGCCAGTGCCACGAATGGACGCAAGATCCGGGCAAGGACCGCTGGGACGAGCGCAAGGGACGATGATACCCAATCGGGCGTTTTTACAATTCAACAAGGTGCCATTAAACGGTCGTTTGCAGCGGTGGCCAAGCCGCAGAAACGCGCTGAATCAGCCGTAATTGCCCGACTTTGAGTGGGTAAATGGCCGAAACCGCCTCTCGACCTCCGAATAACACCGCTATCGAACGTTAACGGCACGTTCAGGTAACCTAGCGGGTAAGGCATTGAAGGACTACACCGAAACCCTGCCGCCCAACTGGGCGCAAGCCATCGCCAACGCCAAGAACCCGTTCGAGGCCGCCATCGCCCGCTATGCCCGCGCGCCGATCGGCTTCGTGCGCGAGGTGCTCCACGTCGAGCCCGACCCGTGGCAGCTCGAGGCGCTGCGCGCCATCGCCCGCGGCCATACCCGCCTCGCCATCCGCTCCGGCCACGGCGTGGGTAAAAGCTGCCTCGCCGCCTGGACCATTTGCTGGTTCGCCAACACCCGCGCGCCGTTCAAGTGCGCCATCACCGCGCCGAGCGCACCGCAGCTGTTCGACGTGCTCGTGCCCGAAACCCACAAGTGGTTCAACCAGCTGCCAGATGCCTGGCGCGGCTTGTGGGACATCACCGCCGATCACATCAGGCTCAAGGCGGACGCCGAATCGTTCATCACCGCGCGCACCAGCCGGGCCGACCAGCCCGAGGCGATGGCCGGCTTGCACAGCAGCCACATTCTGCTGGTGGCCGATGAGGCATCGGGCATCGATGAGGCTGTGTATGAGGCCGCGTCAGGCTCCATGAGCAGCGCCGGCGCGATCACCCTGCTGATCGGCAATCCAACGCGCAATACCGGGTTCTTTTGGCGGGTGCATACGCTGGAGCGCGACCGCTGGCACTGCATGACGGTGTCCAGCGCCGCGTCCAAGCGGGTGACGCCAGGCTACATCGACGAGATGGCGCGTCGCTACGGCGAGACCTCCAATGCCTACAAGGTCCGCGTGCTCGGCCAGTTCCCGTCCGCCGATGACGACAGCTTCATTGCCGCCGAGCTGGTGGACAGCGCGATGGCCCGTGACGTGCCGCTCGATGCCACCGCGCCGGAGCTCTGGGGCTTGGACTGCGCGCGCTTCGGCAACGACGCCTCGTGTCTGGTCAAGCGCAAGGGCTACGTGGTGACCGAGATGCCGCGGCGCTGGCGCGGCTTCGACACCATGGCGGTCGCCGGCGCGGTCAAGGCCGAATACGACCTGGCAGGCAGCAAGCCCAAGCTGATCGTGATCGACAGCATCGGCGTCGGCGCCGGCGTGGTCGATCGCCTGCACGAACAGGGCCTGCCGATCCTTGGGATCAATGTTGGTGAGCAGCCGTCCAACAAGCAGCATTTCATGCGGCTGCGCGACGACCTGTGGCACCGGGTGCGCGAGTGGCTGCAGAGCCGCCGCGTCAGGCTGCCACGCGATGAGCAACTGCGCGATGACCTGGTGGCGCCGAAGTATGCGTTCACTTCGGACGGCAAGCTGAAGATCGAGGACAAGCAGAGCATGCGCATGCGTGGGTTGCCTAGCCCTGACGCGGCCGATGCGCTGATGCTGACGCTGGCCGAGCACGGAATGATGGTGGCGAGCGAGCAGAACAGCGGGCTGTTCGATCCCAATCCGGTCATGCCGCCCATGCTGGAAATGGAGATATGAGCGCCACGATCCAACCACCGCCAGGCCCGCCGATCGCATCGGGCGCCCCGATGATGCCGCTCCCAGCGGTGGGACCGCCAGGCGGTCCGCCTCCGCCTATGCCCGGCCAAGGACCGATGGGCATGCAACAGGGCATGGCGGCATCCACCCCGCCGCCATTGCCGCAACTGCCGACGCTGTTGCGCCCGACCGGCTCGCCGATCGGCCAGGAACACGTGCTGATGCAGCTGATTGCGCCACAGCGCGATGACATCCCGCCGGACGATAACAGCGACATCCCGGCCGCCATCAGGCCCTACGCCAAAGGACTGATACCGGCGTCAAAGCCCGACGAGGTGCCGTGGCAGCAGGAGATCATCTACGAGCGCCTGGGCAAGACCGACACCGAAATCCAGGGCATCATCCAGTTCTATTTCAAGAACGCGCAGACTTACGACAACTACCTGCACCAGGAGCGCGTCAGCGCGAACCGCTATTACCGCGGCGAAGGCTTCGGCGACGAAGGAGAACTCAAAGGCCGCAGCCACCTCGTGCTTACCGTGGTGCGGGATACGATCCGCTCAACACTGCCTTCGCTGCTGCGCGTGTTCACTGGCGTGGAAGACCCGGTCTCGTTCGAGCCGATCAGCTACGAAATCACCGGCAACGACCAGCAGGCCGCGCTGCTGGCCCGCCAGGCCACCGACTATGCGCGCTGGGCGCTGTTCACCGCCAACCCAGGCTGGCAGATCCTCCATGATGCGCTGCTCGATGCGTTGACCCGCAAGGCCGGCTGGGTGCGGTGGCATTGGGGCAAGCTGCAGGAATCGCGCGTCGAGGTGTGCAACAACCTGCTGCTGCCGCAACTGCAGATGCTGCTGTCGGAACCGGGCATCGAAACCCAACGCATCGTGCGCCGGCCGATGACGCGGGATGAATTGCAGGCGGTGATGCGCACGCCGGACGGCATGATGTATCTACAGCAGGGGAACCCGCCAGAATACTGGTCGGCGACCATCCACCGCACCGCGCAGCAGGCGTGGCCGGTGGTCGAGAACGTGCCGTCCGATTGCGTCTGGATCGTGCCGGACGCCAACACCGTGGCCAACGCACGCGCGGTGTTCCACGTCCGCGACGTGCCGGCCACCGAACTCATCGAGGCCGGGCTGTCCGAGCATGACGTGCTGACCAACACGGTCGGCGATATGAGCATGTGGCGGCGCACCGAGGCGGTGTCACGCGATCCGCTGTCCGGCTACAACATGCGCGGCGGGCCGCCCAACGACCGATCGATGGCGATGTGCCGCTACATCGAGGGTTGGATCCGCTGCGACGCCGACAATGACCATCGCGCCGAACTGCTGCATGTGCATTGCCTCGGCGATCAGGTGCGGCTGATCCAGTGGGAGCGGGTGGACGAGATACCGCTGGCGTGTTTCACGCCATACCGCGAACCAGGCCGCGTCATCGGCATGAGCCAGGCCGACATGGTGATGGACCTGCAGCGGCTGCAGAGCCGCGTCATGCGCGCCACCCTCGATAGCCTCGGCCAGTCGATGTATCCGCGCACCGTGATGACCTTGGGCCAGGTCAACCAGGCCGACATCCGCCAGACCGCGATCGGCGCCATCATCCGGGTGGCGCAACAGGGCGCGGTGCAGGAGCTGGTCAAGCCATTCCAGGGCAAGGAGGCGCTGCCGATCCTCGAGGTGCTGGAGGCGGTCAGGGAAAGTCGCACGGGAATCACGCGCGCGTCACAGGGCCTTACCGTTGACGAGTTGCAGTCGACCGCGCCGATTGCCGTGTCACAGCAGACCTCGGCGGCGCAGGATCGGCTGGACATGATGGCGCGCACCCTGGCCGAGACCGGACTCGCGCCGCTGTATCACGGCCTGCTCAAGATGTTGGCGCGCCAGCAGGACCGGCCGAACACCATCGCGATCCGCGGCCAGTTCGTGCGCATCGACCCGCGCGCCCTGCAGACCCAATGGCAGGCGTCGGTAAACGTCGGCGGCAAGGGCATGCCGATGGAGCGGCTGGCGATGCTCAGCCAGATCGCCGGCAAGCAGGAGATGATCATCTCGCAGACCGGCATGGACAATCCGCTGGTGGGGATACCGGAATACCGCAACACGCTGGCGCGTATGCTGGAGACGGCGAACATCGCCGACGTGAGCAGCTACTTCAAGGCGCTGCCGCCGGGCTGGCAGCCGCCGCCGCCCAACAACCAGCCGTCCGACAGCCAGTTGTTGGCGATGGCGCAGCAGCAGAAGAACGCCGCCGATCTGGAGACGGATCGCGGCAAGGCGCAGACCGAGCGGGCCAAGGCGCTGCAGGATGATGATCTGCAACGCGACAAGGCGGCGCTCGATGCCTGGACCAAGACCTGGGTAGCCGCGGCGCAGTTCGGCACGCCGGTGCCGAGCCTGACGGAGTTCCAGCAGGCCATGCGCAGCAACGTCCCGCGCCTCGGGCTGCTGCCGGATGTGCCGCCGCCAACCTCGCCGATGCAGCCGGCAACCGGCGTGCAGTCGCTGCAGCAACCGCCGGGAGGGCCACAGCAGCGCCCGCAGGGACCGCAGATGCCTGGGCGGCCGATGATGCCGAACCCGAACCAGCCGACCCAGATGCCGCGTCCGGGCTCGCCGGATCCGGCCACTGCGATGGGCGTGCGGCAGGCGCTGCAGACTGGAAACCTCCCAACTAGTTACGGAATGATAGCGAACAGAGCCATCTCTGGGCTAGTGGCTGGGATGGGTGGCCCTTCAGTCCCGCGTCCTGGTGGCCCCGTGCCGGCAGGTCCTGGTGGCCCCAGTTAAACAGATCGCCAGTTTTCGCCTTTGCGGATGGCCAAGATAATTGAACGGCCAACGCCATATTTGGCAGCGAAGCCACGTTTCCCGAGAGGACTGGCGCGAATTTCTGCAACTTGCTCTGCGGTTAGCTTAGCCATTCCGTGGGCTTCGCCGCAGAGAGCCACACGACGGCACTTTGCGATCATGTCTGCGATATTGTCCGCGCGCGAGCCGAGAAAGAGATGCTTCGGGTTGACGCAGCGTCGATTGTCGCAGTGGTGCAGAACGCATTGACTGCCGTCCCACTCTGGGAAGTGCAGCGAATAGGATATGCGGTGAGCCAGTGTCTTCGGACCAAACCAGCGCAATCGGCCATAACCACCAGAGGCCGTTGAGCCAGTCCATTCCCAACAGTCATTTGGGCCCGCACGTCTCACGTGGGACCAGAATACTGCTGCAGTGTTTGGTTTGCCGCCGGTCATGAAGAACCAATAACATATAGCAGAACCGTAAGGAACTGATGTCTGACGACCTCGGCCTCGATGCCGCCGAACAGGACGAGAGAGACCTGCAGATCGCGGTGGCCGGCGCACAGCGGCTGCTGCACGACGAGATCCTGCAGCAGTTCCTCTCCGAGATGCGCAAGGTCGGGGAGCAGTATGCGGTATACGGCACCACGCCGGAGGTGCGGGAGCTCAACCGCATCAAGGTGGTGGCCATCGATGAG